GCCAAGGTGCATTTTCTTCGCGCCGCCCTCGATCTTTCCGCCGCGCTTGCGCGGGGGCATCATTGGCGGGGCGGGTCCGCCCATCTGGCGGCCCTCGCGCTCCTCAACCTTGCCGCCGCGCTTGCGGAACAGCGGGCCCTTGCCGCGCTTCAGCGTAGCATCTGGCGCCATGCCCGTAGGCTTGGTGCTGTGGAAGGCGCGCTTGACTTCCTTTCGGTCGTCTTGCTTCACGTGGCCTCCTCTGGCCCGGCACTCCCGATCCATTTCGCCCTTCATGAGCGCTCTCCTTATGCCGGCGTGACGCCGTACAGGACTTGATAGTTGGTCGGCGAGGCGAGGAACGCCTGCGCCGGGTTCAACTGCTGCATGAGTGTAAAGCGAAGCGACCCGTTGGGGCCAGTGCCTCCGCCGCCATTGACCGGCCCCTTGGCGGAAAGCTGAACCGCGCCGCGGGGGTCTTTGGTGGTCTGCGTCGCCGGGTTGGTGAGATCGGCGAATTGGAAAACCGCCGTGGTGTAGGCGGCGCCGTTCGACCAGACGGTAAACGGATAGCCGTCGTTGACCTGGACGAGCGGGCAGCCGATCAGGTCGGACGTGACGACGGTGTAGTTGTTGGCGTCGGTGAAGGCCGGGACCGCCGACAGAATGACCTTGTAGGTCTTGACCCCATAGGTCGTCGCTGCCCCGGCGGCGGCGGCGATGATCTCGGATGTGACCTGGCCGAAGATATCGACGCCGGTGATGGTGACGTTGCCACCCGATCCGCCCGCCACGCCGGTGACGCCGACGCCGCGCGCGCCGCCGCAATCTGGATTGACGAACAGGCCCGAGCCTGCGGCCTGCAACGCCGAATAGGCGATGGGCGCCCAGGCGTAGGAATTCGGGTTGCCCGCGACATTGCCGATCGCTGCGGTCGATTGAGAGGTCAGCGCCGGGGTGCTGATCGTGATCGATGTCCCGGAGGCGATCGCGGTAACGCGGGCGAATAGGACCGCGCCGCCTGCGCCCGCGCCGCCGATCGAGATCCATTGGCCCGGATAGAAGCGCCAGATGTCGGTCGCCGGAATGGCGGTGATGGTGCTCGATCCGGAAGCGGCGGTGCCGCTGCTCCATCCGGTATCGAGGCCGACGCCGACTTGCAGGCCGGTCGGCGTAATGACCGGGCAGCCGGCCGTGATGCCCGCGGCGAAGGCGGTGACCAGCGGAAAGGCGGTTCCCGAATTGGCATGGCCGGCGGTCGTGACCGACGCGCCGCCGGTGGCGAGGATCTGATTGAGGAAGGGGAAATTGGGGCTGGCGAGCAGCGCGCGCAGCGAGCCCGGACCCTTCTGGTCTTTGCTGCCGGTGGCCGATCCGGCAAGCGGCAGGCCAACGCCGTTCCACAGCAGCGACGGCCCGATCTCATCAGAATATTCGATCGGCGGGCCGCCGCGCGGGGCGCCTGCGACTGGCCCGAGAGCGATAACCGGGCCGGTGAAAACAGCCTGCGCCATTACGCGCTCCTTATTGCGTCGGGAACGAGCCCCAGAGGGAGCGCCAATCGAAGAACCCGAAGCTGTAGCGCTCGTAGCCCTTCACCAACAGGTTATCGGTGGTGAAGTCCACTTGCATGTCCATCTCGAACGCGACGCGCTGAAGATAGAGCAGCCCTTCCTGATCGGTCAGCATGAACCAGGCGGTCGGGCTGGTCAGATAGTCGTGGACGAGGAAGCCGTCCGGGATGCCGCCTGATGTCTCGAGGATCGCATTGACGTCGTTGTCGCTCGTGCCCGGACGCAGGACCGTCTTGAGCAGGCGGATCGCGATAGGCTCGAGCGCGATCGGGACGATAAGCTTGCGGGCGCGCGCCTGCATGCGCAGTCCGGCGTTGTCGCGGAAGAGGCCGCGGATCGATGCCTGGGCGTTCAATAGGGCCGCTTCGTTCAGGTCCATATCGACCTGGAAGCGGTTGGGGACGACTCCGGTGTCGATCGGGTGGCTCAGCGAGCAGAGCGGCTGCTGGTCGCCGAGGATGGTCGGATCAAGGACGGTCGCAGTGTTCAAAGGCTGCGCGCCGTAGATCTCCTTGGTCTGGTTGAAGGATTTCTGCAGGCCGAGGTTCGATGGGCGCCATTGCCTCTTGTAGAGGTTGTCGTCGATCATCTTGCGGGTGAACGCGTAGCCTAAGCCAATTTCCTTGTGGTATTGGTTATAGACGTAGCGCTCGCCCGCCTGATTGTCGAAGGTCGTCGGGCCGCCTTCGTTCTTCAGCGCCGCAAGCCCCAGATAGCGCATCGAGGCCGTGCGCTCGACCGACATGTACGACCGATCGACGTGATAGATTTTGGGATAGATGCGGTCGAGATCCTTGTACTCGCCCGCAACCTTGCGAAGCCCCGGAAAGAGCAGGTCATAGGCGGCGGCAACCGAAACAGCCATTTTATTCTCCTTCCGGGCCTATCCGCCTCAGATGCCCGTCAAGCTCCGGAAATCTTGGTTGTTGTAGGCGACGTAGGCCCAATTGTAGGGGCTCGTCGTGTCAGTCCCATTCGCGCCCGGCGGGTCGGTGATGAGATCGACAATGCGGAAGGGAAAGGTTGCAGTCGCGGCGGGAACGGTGGTCACCATGTCGAGCGTCGCGCCGGAAAGGCCGGTGATCACGCTGCCCGAGCCGATGGCGAATTGGGCGTTCAAGCCGATCATGGCGAAGGTGATTTGGCCGTTGCCCTGGACGCGGAAAACGGTCGCCGGATCGTCGATGATCTTGGCGGAAACGTTGAAGCCAGCGACCGCATCGGAGCCGGGCCAATAGGGCAAGGAGATGATCTTCTTCTGGCTCTGCGACATATATTCGCAGCCGACGAAGATGCCCGCAATCTGGGTGGTTCCGGGCGAAGCCTGGGCGATGAAGCCGGTCGAAAGCTGGACGACGGGGTCGCCCTTGAAGATCGGCGTGGAGTTGGCTGGGTTAACCCAGCGGCGCGACATCTGATAGTTGACTGCGGCGCCGAGGCGATGGCTGTCGGCGAAGCCGAAAGGCGCAAGCACGTTGGTCATGACGAACCTGTCCCGCTGATGGGGTGGTCGTCATCGCCGAGCGCCTTTGATGACAGGGGCGATCTTGACCGGCCTGTTATCCCGAAAGCGCTCCGGGAGGCCGCTGATCGGGCGCGAATAGAACGCGAGCCTTTCGGTTTGTCAAGATGGGTCGCCGCTGCGCCTCTAAGCCAGGATCACTCAAGGCTCACGCTCACCGCCTAGCCGGGGGCCGATGAGGCGCTGAAAAGCCGCGCAGCGGCGAAGGCTTAATCCGGAATGACCGGCCCGGTGTGCGCGCTCAGCTTCACGCCGGTGAATGTATGCGTCCCGCGCGGCGGGGTGCCGGGCGGGGCTTCGTTGAGCTTGGCTTCCGAGCTGCGGACCTGATCGATCGCCTTGGAAAGCTCGCGCCGGCGAACCCGGTCGGTAAGCTCCTTGGGCCGCTCCATCAGGATCATGCCGTCGATGATGATGCTCTCGCCGGCATAGCCAGGATAGGTCAGATCGCGGTGGCGCGCCGCGGGAACCGGCGACCAGCCGGATCGCATGAGCGCGGTCAGATATTGCGGATATTCCTTGTTCCATACCGAATGCGTCTTCCATTCGTAGGTCCATCCGGTCGGCGCCTGGGCGTACCACTTGTCGATGAAGACGTCGGAAGTGTCGTCGTCGTCGCCGTGCAGGGCGCGGATTTCGGCCAGGCGCTTGCGCGCCCGCTCCATATGATCCTCGGCGCCGGGGCGCCGCTCGTCTTCGGCACGGACGCCCGCGCGCCCATTCCTGCCGGTTTCTTCGCTCATCCGCGCATCCTCAAAAGCTTGCCGCGATCCTCCGCATCCGCCAGTTCGGCGGCATATTCCTCATCCGTCATGCCGAGCACGTCGCGGGCATGCTGGCGCTGCTCCGGAGTCAGATGGACGGTTCGCCGCGTCTGCCCGTTCCGCAGGGAGGGAGCGCTTCGCGAGACAGGCGCGGCCGGGCGAGCTTCTCGCCGCCCGTCGTCCCGGGGATTGCCTTCGGAGCGCCGGGATGAGCTTTGGTCCATATCACCGCCGCCGTCGTAAAGGATACGCTCCATCTCGTCGAAATAGCGATCGCTTTCGACCGGAACCTTCATCACGTTGGTGACGTAGCCGTGCGCGCCGTCGACCCGGTTGATCGCTTCGCGATCGCGAACCATGTCGGGATGCTGGCGCAGCCATTCGGCGCTCTTGCGATAGCCGGTCCTCTCTAGCTCGCCGGTGATGTTGCGCAGAT